AATTCTGAGGCAATAGATGTAACAGAAAATGAAAAACCCGAACCACCAACTCCACCACAGAAAGAAGAAGAACCAATACCAACTCCCGATGAGGAAATTGTATTATCATTCTATGTGTTCTTTCCAAACAATTATAGCGGATATTATGACTATCAATCTGGTAGCAAAGTAAACCCAATAGCTTATTTGCTTTGTGGCAAGGGTGCTCAGTGGAATTGTAAAGAAGATGATGTTACAAAAGCAGAAGTTTTACCAATTGATTTTAATGGAATAAGTCAGGGTGATTTTCTTGGAAATGGTTATGAAATGGCAAATAGTCGAAGTAATAAAACAGAACAAGATAGGGATAAAAACTATATTATAGGTACAAGTCCAAATTGGCGTTATTACAAGGCTTCAAAATATGTACAATATAACAACAAGAAGTGGTATTATCGTACAGATGGCGAATACAAGATAGCAACAGGAAATGAACAATATAAAAACACATTTGACCAAACACTGAGAACAGCAGCAAGTTATTTGGATGGAAAAACATTGGGTTTGAATTATAATGTTGATGCAGTTAAAACACAATTTCCAGAGGAAAAAGACAATGAAAATCTTTATTCATTGGCTGAAATTGCATACGCTTTGTTAAATAACTATGAGGGTGACGAAGATACGCCAGACCAAACAACAATAGTTTCAAGAACAAATGGTATCAATAAATCTGATGAAAGAATAAAAAATCTTATTGATATGCTTGATACAAGGGAAAGTTCTGTTTATAAAGTAGTAGAACTTCATGGAGTTGGCTATTCAAATTCACATGGTAGCAATGCTGTTAAGGAAATTAATGCTAAACGTAATGATTTCTTGGCTGAACAGAGATGTGTAACGGTTTTAAGATGGTTTAAGGAAAACTATGGAAAGGGTGGCACAACAATACAGAGTGGAAGTGAAATTTCTAAACCAGGCGTTCCGGTTGATAATAAAGACTTACAAGATGAAAGTGGTGACAGTGCTAAGAGATGGAGGTCAGCTAAAATAACTATTAAAATAAATAAAAGTGCCATTGTTGAACCGAAGGATATGAATCAAGAACCAAGTGAAGAATTAAAATTCATATCAGCAGAAGACTATGACAATTTAACACCAGAAGAAAAAGCAAAATGTACACCAAGTCAATATAGATATGTAGGTAGTGAGTTAATATGGAAACAAACGTTGTCAAGGACTGAATACCTTAAAAATTGTGAAGGTGGATATATTGATGGGGATTTCCCGTGTGAAGATTATGAGGTTTCACAATATAGTATGCCAGATACTTCGGAAAGTGGTAGTGAAGAACAGACTGAAGAGGTTTATAAAAGGTTTACTGGTTTTGACGAACGCGAAATAAAAGATGGTGTACAACTTTATGTTAATAGTAATGAGGAAGACCCGGAAAAGAAAGAACGTAGATGGTATTATGATGAGGAAACAAAACAAATGAAGATTTGGAATGAGGGTGTACAGAAAACAAGAAGAAGTAGTTATAATTGGAAAAGTACTTATGGTAATGATTTTAATCAAACAGAAGAAACCAACTCGTTGAGATATGACCAAGAATATCACTTCTTTAAACAATTAGAAGCAACACACCCAGATGTGTTTGATACACTTGTGCAAAAATTACAATATTTTGACCCTGCGTTCCATAGTATGACACCTGAAGGTTTCATGGGCAGACTTAATTTCTTGCAACAATGTACAAGACAAGGTGCTACAATTTCCGCTTCTGACGAGAATGGTCATTCGGCAAATAACCTTGCCTTTGGTAGACCACCATTCTGTATTCTAAGACTTGGTGATTTCTATTATCAGAAAATTGTTATCAGAAATATTAATATTACATATGACCCACTTGTTTTAGATTTAAACAACGAGGGTGTTGGCGTTGTTCCTTTGATTGCAAATGTTACTATTTCATTCAGCTTCATCGGTGGTGGTGACTTGAGCGGCCCTGTCAGAAGACTACAAAATGCTATGTCATTCAACTACTATGCAAATGGAAGATTATATGATAATAGAGCAGATAGGGTTGAAAGAGAAAAAACACAATGGGATACAATGGGTGCAATGGGTCATCACAAGGTTGATTTTGATGAATCTTACTTCCATAAGGTACAAATGGCTAAATAATGTTAGAAACAGAATAAAATTATGGCAAAGTATTATGATAGATACAGGGATTTTAGAATAGACGGACAAATAATGAAAGTTCCATATACAAAAATAAGTTACTCAGATACCGACTTGTTTGTAACTTTTGACAAATCAAGAATGCGTATGGACACATTATCATATAAGTATTATGGTGATGCAAATTATGGTTGGCTTTTAATGATGGCAAACCCCCAATTTGGTAGTATGGAGTTTGACATACCAGATAAAGTATTATTCAGAATACCTTATCCATTAACAACTGCTTTGGTTCGCTATGAAGAGGAAGTACAAAAAGTTTTGGGAAAATAACATTATTTAACACAAAATATTTGGTGATTTAAAAAATTTGTTTTACCTTAGCATAACTAAAAACAAGGTAAAACATTTTTTTATGAAGAAATTTTTGATTTTTTTTATGGTTTGTTTCTGTGTTTTATTTTCAAATGCACAGGTAAAAAACAAGTATGGCCAAGATGTTGTCCGTAAGGTAGAGGTTTATATGGTTAAACAGAATAAACCATATATTACAATTGAATTTAATTACAGCAATTCGTTGAGTTTGGAAGAAATACATTTTATTGCACCATCAACAGGTAAAGTTGTAATAAAAAGAAGCGGTGACGAAATAACGAGAGTTGACTATAATATAGATGGAAAAATTAGAAATGATTTAAAATATCACTATAAAGTTATTAATAATTTGATAACAAGTTGTGATATTGATAATATTGGTATTGACGGAAATGTTCTGAGATATTCTTATTTATATCGTTATGATGAGGGTAATAAGTTATTATCAGCCGACAAGCGAGTATTTACACGTGAAAGGTATGAAGAATTTAGTGAGTTATCAGATAGATATAGAGAAGCTTTCCTGTGGAACGTAGATGGTGTTGTTTATACAACATCAGAAAGGGGTTGGCAATGGAAAATAGGTCAGAAATTTGATTATCCATTTTTGTTTAAAGAAAGGACATATAATTTTGAGTTGGAAAACGATATAAATATAGATTTGTTTTTGCTATATGACGAAATTGGTAATTTTGACAGACTTGAAAGAATAACTGAATGGTGTGGAAAACATCCGTCATTTCTTATTGAGAAAAATAATGGTGTTTATTTTGATTATACATACGATAATGAAAATGGTGGTCTTGATTTAAGTGATGACAGAGGAAAAATGACACAAATGGACGTGTATAATTGTGACAAACGCTTGGAAAAGATATTTAAAATATCATATTGGGAATAATACCCCCATTTGAAAATAAAAGTTTAGATACTTATCTTTATAATGGAATAAAGTATTTAAACTTACATAATGGAACAAATTGGCGTAGGACAAAGAGCCACACAAAATGACCAACGAATTATTTTTGTTGAACCAAATGACGTTTATGACAAAGATGCGGAGAATGCACATGGTGATACATCTTTGACACCAAAATATGAAGATTTTTGTATTTCATTTAATCTGATTATTGAAGCATTCTCACGTTTTAAGTCTTCTGGTAGTGCCATTGATAGTGGCGGTGTACTAAATGAAGAGGGTGGTGTTAAAACCTATTCGATAGAATGGGGTTTAACAAGAGAAGATATGAAAAAAAGACGTACCTCTGTACTACAAGGTGACAGAGGCAAGGACAATTTAGTTAATCCAGATGGTAGTTTTGCTTATTCCGATTCAGATTACAATTATTTAACAACTTATTATACTGATTTAACTTTTGATTCATACAGAGAAAAGACCCAAATAGAGGGTTTGGGTGTTGAAAGTGTCCAAATTTCATATGAAAGTTGGTATACACCAACAGTCACAATAAAATTTATTGATGTTCGTGGTTCTGCTTTGTTTGGCAGAGAGGAAGCAATACACGTTGATGAACATTTAACGGCAGAGAACATCTTTGGTGCATTTTTTACAATGCCTTATCCATTATTCAGATTACAAGTTAAGGGTTTTTTGGGTAAACCCGTAACATATCAATTGACTTGTTCTAATTTTAAGGGTGAATTTAATTCACAAACAGGTAATTTTGAAGCCGTAGCCACATTTATTGGTTATTCTTGGAGTGTAATGACTGATATTCCATTTACATATCTCGTTGCAGCACCAAACGCTACATATATTGGAATGGATTATTGGGAAAGACATAAAGACACAAAAGAATGGGGTTTGTGGGATGATGGAAATGTGTTATTATCGCCACCGAAATTGGTACATTTGTTTAAGTGGATTAAGGAAGCAGACCAAAGAATTGACGAAACGGTTTCTGCCGCAACTACCGAGCAGAATGAGAAACTTCAGAGTCTCGAAAACGAGAAAAAATTGTTAAATGATATAAAAACAAACTTAAATGAGTTTGTGACAGCACTTGAAACACAGGTTGACTCCAACTATTTGGGTTTATATTTTGACGAAGAAACAAAAAAACAACAATTAATCATATTTTCTAATGCAGAAACACTTACATTGAGTGATGATACTATAAAGAAATATGATGATATGTATGTATCTCTGCAAGAATACACGACTTCTTTTACTGGAAGAGATATAACAATAGATAAAGCACCAAATAAATGGAAAAACGCACCAAAAACTATAACACTTTTGGAAAAATTTGTTGTGGACTGCAATACAGAGGGTATTACACAAGATATTAAAGTAAAAGAACTGACAAATTTATCAACAAATGGGTTGGAAGGCATTAATTTTAACGATTTGAATGGAAAATTGACGCGCACTTCTTCTATTGGATTGTATGAGGCAATTAATTCTGAACAAAAAGCACAGCAAATTAAGAAATATGCTTATTTGATTGACCTATTTAACATAAATACCTTGATTAATGATAGGTTAAAGGTAATGGTCAAAGAAGAAAAGGCCGTTGTTAGAGAAATAACAGACCAAATTAACTATCATGTGAAGGATATTCTTGGTTTTAAACCTTATATTGGTAATGTATTTAAGATTATCTTCTGTCATTTGGAAACTTTCTGTCATATAATGTTCGATTCGGCAGAAGAGATATATACACAGATTAAAAAGAAACAACGAACAGCCTCACAACTTAAAGTAAACATGGATAGCACCGATTTGGTGAGAAATGTTAATGAAAATATAACACCCTGGCCTGCGGTGTATGATAATGGTGTAAAAACTGAGGAATGTGGTTATATAAGTGACATTGAGAACGTCTATGGTTGGGTTGGTGATTTCAGCCATAACTTTATTGAAGAAAAGGTTGTGTTAGCACTGCAAGAGGGTATTCAAAACATTGTTGATAATGCCACAACCGATAATCCGTCCACCAAACAAACCACGTTTCCAATTTTACCATCCGATTATGTTGGTTCACCATTTGGACTTGCATTACAAACCAATATTTCTGATTTGTCCGCATATATTTCAATGAGAGCAGCAGCAAATATTGGTGTATTGTGTGGTAATAAAATAAACACTAATATGGCAACCTTATTGGGTAAATTGGATGCTTATAATTTCTATTCCTCAAACGGAAGAGTAAATGAGATTAGGAGGATATTTGAAAACAAGACGCTTGCGGATGTCAAGGGTATATCTTATTGTGACCCAAAATATGACGTGTGGGGTTATGGTCTTGTTGAAGGTACTGATAAAAAATATCACTTATATGAAACCGTAAAAAAAATACGTGACGATTACAACAAGAGTGGTCGAAAACCAATGTTTAAGGGTGAAGGTAATTCTAATTTATTTGTACATTGGTATGATAAGAAACAAATTAGTTATGTTCCGTCTATTTTAAAAGATTTTAAGAATTATAAAATGGATTTTGATTATGAAAAAAATGACGAAACAAACCCATATTTTGTTCCAACGTTACATGAGGAAGCAAACAACATCATAGAGAGTTATGATTGGTTATATAATTGTGATTCTACCAAATTGTCAAGTGTAAGTTCTGAAAACAGAGAAAAATACATTAATAAGTCAATGTTTAATATTATTGATAATGATAAGCGCGTTGACTCTATTGTGCAGAAACACGATGAATTTAAAACTGGTGGTTGCAAGGTATTTGATTATGAAATTAAGGATGATTTAAAGGATTATGTTAATACATTTTTAAAAGTTGGAAAGGAATATAAAACAAAATTCCATAAGGGGGTTTGTTATATGTTGAGTGGCAATTTACAACAACTTAATATTACTGATGAAAATTTGTTGGCTGATAGTTTCTATGCAAAAGAAAAGAAATTATATGATTTTACATATATGGGATGGGATGTAAAACAAAATAGAGATTTAAAAAACGAAGTAAAATTTAATGACGCAGGTGATTTGACATTAAATGATAATTGCGTTACATTAAATGACCTTGTTATACAACAATTTAAGATTATGCACTTTGGTACTGAATGTAATATTTTCGGTTGTCCTTTCTATTACCTTCAAAATAATAAAAAGAACAATGAAAACGATGCTCAATATAATTACAGAAAATTAAGAGTAAAGGCATTGTTATTTTTACACACATTTAAGTATGATTATGCAAACACCAATTTAAATGTTTTTTCACCAAGTAAAAAGACTGGTGGTATGGAGATAGTGCCAAAGGGTTATTTATTATTCTTGGGTGCAATGTTATGGAGAAAGAGATATGCCAAAACAAATGGTGAACCAATTATATATCGAGCAAGTGGTGACGTAGATGTATATAAAGAACCGGGAATTGACAAAACATTATTTGTTAATGAAAAGAGTGGTTTGATTTTCCAAACAATCAGAAGTAATGACACAACCATAAATTATAATTACAACGTAAAGAGTTTGTTTGCTGGTCTTGAGAATATTGACTATAATATTGAAAACCAATTAATATCTTTGTTTGAAAGATTTGCGACAACCACATTTGCAAATATCAGTGCAAAATATGAAATTAAGAATAGAAAAAATAGCAAGGAAGTAGAAGAATACACATCAGTGACATTAAAGGAAGATATTGTCAAAGTAAAAGAATATGTTCTTGATTATAATAAGAAGAAATGTGTTAGTACAGACTTTGAAAAATGGTTGAACAATGATGGTATTGATAATTGGGATGGACGTTATTCAGCAATTAACATCAACCCGAATGTTGATATTAGAAACCAAGGTTTAAAACTATTGTTTAATGAAAATGATAGAGAATCACAAACCTTATTTAAAAATCTTTATGTCGGCTGTTATATAGTTTGTGATTCTTGTTATAGGGTAATGGGTAAGAATACTGGTAATGTTGAGTGGACAGACCAAATATGGGTTAATGGTGATTTGTACGATTCATATATTGGTGGTTTCTTGAACGCAACAAGTGATATTATTAGTAGTAATGCACCAGCAGAGGTTGATGGTGAGGTAAAAATGCCAGATGATGTTGTTAAGAATAGAGACCTTAGTATTGCCATATACTATTATTTGAAAAATTTGTGGGATAAATGGTTGGTTATTGCTAATAATAATGCATTTGATGTAGCAAATTTCTTTGAAAAGAATTTTATTTTTACAGATTCATTCTATACCAACACCTATCATAAATTAGCCATCAATTGTCAATTGTTATTAGATGCGTGGACTGAGTTGGCAGATAATGCAAGTCTTTTCCAATTCTTATCAAGGATTGTGACAGACCATAAGTGTATTTTCTTGCCCGTACCAGACTATATTGGTTTTAATGGAGAAACCCAACAACACGATATTGAAATGATGGAAGATTTGTTCAGACCATTGCCATATAGTGCAATGGAAGCACCAAGCAATAGTAATAAATTTGTTGTTATGTTCACTCATAGTCCATCGAGTGTTCAAGACGAAGAGAATGGTTATAAAACAGATTCTTATGATATTTGGTCACACACAGAAGGATTTACGGAAATTGCAAAGAAGCTGTTCCAAAAGACAAATTCTGAAACATTCGATAGGGAAAACGGAATGGCAACAAGAGAGGGTTACAACGTTCCGTCATTCGGTATTTCATTTGGAAGACAGAACAATCATATATTCAAGAATCTGAAAGTCACAATGGACAACCCCGTAATGACTGAACAAGCCATTAAAGCAACGTGGCAGATTGCACAAATGGGTTCTGGTGGTGGACGTAAGGTACATTTTGTTGGTCAAGACACATTCAATGTGTTTACCAATTATTCTTATTCAATTAATGTTGAAATGTTAGGTAATGCCCAAATATGCCCACTTATGTATTTCCAATTAATGAACATACCAATGTGGAGAGGAACATATATGATTTATAAGGTTGTTCACAATATGACACCAGGCAATATGATAACAACACTGACAGCAATGAAGATGTCAAAATATGCTAAACCATTTAATAGTACATTCTTTGCTTATAATCCATATGAAAAGATTGATGATAATTCGGGTGGAAAATTGAATACAAGTTGTGATAATGGAAATGGCACACAAAGTAGTGGTGATAATGAGATGGGGTCATATATTCAAAATGCTGTGACTGAAGGTGTATATGGTGAACCGGGCATTTTCACAGGTAAATCAAGGAAAGAGAAAATGAAATTATATGGTGTCAATAGTCAAAGTCTTGGTCCGACCCAAGCTAAAAATAGTGGTCTAATTGTAAATGTTACATTTAATCAGACCGGTGGTACTAAGACATTGCCAATGAACAAATATATTGCCGAAGATTTTAAAGCAATCTGTAACGAAATACTCAAAAAATGTCCTTGGTTTAATTTAAATGTTGGAAATTGTTATAGAGAGAAAAACTCTGTTAAAAATGGTGTATCAAGACATTGTTGGGGTGTTGCTGTTGACATAAATCCCGGTAGTGGTGGTAATCCTTGGTTTGCAACACACATTCCGATGATGATGAAAGAACCAAACAAGGGAGACCCACAGCCTTGGCCAACAAAAATGACACCGTATAGCGGTACTTATGATAGGTCAAAATGTATATGGACATGGGACCACCCAGTCGTTAATATTTTCCTTGCTCACGGATGGGGTTGGGGTGGAAGATATGGTGATACAATGCACTTCTCAGTAGATGATGGACATTAATAATATTATTAAAGAATAGTTTTTATGAATTGTTATAAAGATACAAAGGCGGGTGATAGTTCACAAAATGTTACAAATGGTCCTTGGAATAACGTAACTATACCAAAGGCGAGTGGTACTGCCTTATCAAGAGCAGTAACTGTGGCTAAATATTTAGTACAACATGGTGGACTAACAAAAATACAAGCCGCAGCAGTTGTTGGTGTTTATATAGACGAAAATGGTTGTAATCCGGGAACATACAATAAAGCAGAAAAAGCTGGTAGGGGTGCAAAAGGAACTGGTGGTTTTGGTTATGGTGCGGGTATTGCTTCTTGGACTTTCACTGATTTTAAAAATAAATCACTTACACAAGCGGGTTTTCCAAAATATACAGCAATTGAAGGGCTTGGTTTAGAAGACCAAGCTAAAATGGTTATTGGTAATATTAATGGTGATATGCAAATTTATTTTAATGCATTAAAAAGGTGTAAAAATATAGAAGATGCATCAGCAACTGCTGTTGTAATTACCGGTGGTGTTGGTTATGTTAGCAAAAATGCTTGGAAAACACACCCCGTTGCATCAGATGGACAACACGTAAGTGATGTATATTGTAAATCTAATAATAGACGTTTTGGTTATTCTGAACATCATTGTAATTTATATGCCAGACGTTTGGGTTATGCAAAACAAGTTTTAGCCGAATTGGGATAACATATTTTTTGTTTTATGGTTTTTTTGCATTATATTTGGTAACAACAAATGTAAAATCATCAAAGTATATATGAAAAAATATGTTGGTAATATTGTTGCAGGTCCTAATTATAAGGTTGACTCTTGTTTTAAAAAGTGTTTGAACGTGTCCGATATTGATGAAACACTCCCAACGTTGATAGTTGGGCTTCAAAATGCAAAAAAGAATATTTCCGATTTCAATATTCTCACCAAGAAATATAATGAGGATATGTTGTGGTGGACATTTTCAAAAACAGAAAGGCGTGTTGACCATGACAATGACATAATTGACTTTCATAACCATTGTATAAACAAGATAACAAATGGTGTTAATTATCATTTGATAAATTATGTTAATCTAACATATAGTAAGGCTAAAAGGTGCATAAACTATATTTTAAACAACAATAAGAAACGTTTCTATGTTGATAATGGTAAGTTTGTTTTTGTTTATGACACAGAAAATGGGGTTAATGGTAAAAATATTTATGGTTTTTCCTTAACAACGTGTGCATTTTTTGGCTTATCGAAACAAAAGATAATTTCTTTGATTGAAAATAACAAACAGAATATAAGAATAAAAAACTTTTGTTCATTACCCAATAAAATTAGGGGTTTGGTTAATAATGATATACCAAGTGAAATGGTTCTACTTGAATATTTTTAATGTTTTCAAACTATTTATATGATAAGGGAATAAATATATTTATAAATGTTAAAAACATGGCAATAAGATTTATGGGCAAAAGTCCTTACAGAAAAGTTGTAAGACAAATACCAAATAGAAGTTTTACACATAGGATTGAGTTACCAAAAGAGGAAAATTTGGAAGAAAATAACGAAACTAAAACCGATAAAGAAATGGCTGACGATAGATTAGAGAAAATTGAACAGATAATGGGTACTAAAGCACCTAAGAGAGTTATTAAACGCGAGAAGAAAGACAAGGGTCTTATCGAGCGTACAGAGAATAGTGCAATTCTTTTGACCGAGGATAATAAAATGGTTCTTAACGACTAATACAATGGACAAAAATTTTGTAAAAGAAAATAAACTTGATGAGGCCGTTAAACGTTTTCAAGAAATTGCTAGTTATAAATCACCAAGACAATCTTTGAATGAATATACGTTTGTGACAAATTCACAATTGGAAGAGGATGGTGAAGATAATATGCAACAACCCCCAATGGATAATGGTATGCAACAACCAATGGGCGGTGATATGCAGCAGCCACAGAATGCCACACCAGACGCTCAAAACCAAATGGGTGGTATGAATGGTCAGATGGGTGGACAAATGCCGCCACAGGGCGCGGAAATGCCTCAGAATGGCAATATGTCGCCACAAGGTGATATGCAACAAGCACCAATGGGTGACGAAATGCCAATGGATAATGGTATGCAAGACCCACAAATGGGTGATTTGGGTGTACCACAAGTTGAGGATGATATTGAAACTGAGGAAATGGAACCTGAAGATGAAGTGATTGACGTTGATGATTTAACACAATCACAAGAAGCAACAGAATACAAGATTGATGGTGTTGATGATAGACTTTCTCAGATTTATGCCGTTGTACAAAAGTTCAGTGACCAATTGGAGCAACAGCAACAGAGCATAATGAACCTCAAAGACGAATTTGAGAAGAGAAACCCAACACAAACAGAGAAGTTCAATATCCGTTCACAAGCTTCTGGTCCTTATAACCAAACACCCGGTGATTATTGGGATAAATTTGAGGAAGAAAACCCAAATTATGAGGTAATACGTGATAACGATGTGTCACCTGCTGATGAACAGGACAAATATGAAATCAAAAAGAGCGATATTAGTGGTTTGAATATGAAGAACATTTCAGATACACTTAATATTGACCAAAATTTAAGCAAATATTTAGGTTTCTAATACTATTTTTTAGTTGTTATACGATATTTATTGTAGAGAGTTGAAAGATGTTAAAAAATCTTAAAATTCTCTACAATTTTTATGCAAAATATTTGGTTATTTACTGGTTTTGTATTATCTTTACGTATGTAAGAAAGAATTTAATAATAATTTATATAAACTAATGTAAAAATGGAAGAGAATATTAGATTTTCGGGAGTAAACACTGATGCAAAGGCATTAGAACAACAAAATGAAAACTTTAAGAAAATGAATGGTGATTATCAATCACAAAAGAAAACAAGTTTTGACCCTAAAAATTATTTAGACCTCAAGTTAAAGGAACATGAGGCAACAAAAACGGTAAAAGTAAGATTTTTACCAATTTCTGCAACAGATGGCACGGTTTTCTTTGATATTATTACACACGCTTTGAAAGTTGATAAGGAAATTGCAAAGAGTGGTTTTAAGTCATATGTTTGTTTAAATTCAGAGAAAGCAGAAAGTAACGAAGAGTGTCCAATCTGTAAAAAATCACAAGAACTTTTTGAAAAAGCGGCACAAGCAAGAAAGGAAGGTAATGAAGCACTTTCTAAGTCCTTGTTTAAGGAAGCATGTTCATTGAAGAAGAAACGTACATTCATTACACGTGTTATTGATAGAGACCACGAAGATGAAGGCGTTAAGTTTTGGAGATTTAACGAAAATTCAAAGGGTGAGGGCATCTATGACAAGTTAATGAGTCTCTTCACAACAAGAAAAGAAGAAGCAAAGGAAGATGGGGAAGAAGATTATAGTATTTTCGACCTTTATAATGGTAAGGATATTATAATCAATGTGAGCAAATCGCTTATTCCGGATGGTTTTGGTGGAATGAAAGAAACAATTGCCTATAATATTACTGATAGTGGAAATAGAAAACCGCTTTCAAAGGATATTGATAAGGCAAATGCTTGGTTGAATGACGAAAAGACGTGGAAAGACGTTTATAGTCTTAAATCAGCAGATTATCTTGAACTTGTTGTTAATGGTAAGATACCTGTTTATAACAAGGAGAAAGGTAAGTATGTTGAAAAGGTTGAAAATGACGCTGAAACCAAGAAGATGGAAGAAGCCGCAGCAGCAGAAGTGTTAAAGGAAAGATATAAGCCAACAAATAACATGGACGTTGTTAATAATGGCGGCGAAGGTGATGATGATTTGCCGTTCTAATATATATTTTTGTGGGATATGGCTGAATTTGTTATAAAATTTCAGCCATATTCGCAATTTCTGTGTTTATGACAATAAAAAACTATAAAAATTATGTATGTCTAAATTATATTTCAAATACAGTCCAATGGAGGCTGGCAAGAGTGCAATGTTATTGATAGAAGCCTATAATTTTGAAAAAAGGAACATTGATATTCTTTGTATGAAGCCATCCATTGATAATAGAGAAAGTATTGATAAGATTTCTTCAAGAATTGGTATTGAAAAGGATTGTTTTACAATTTATCCACATTATGATGTCTATAAAATTGTTAAGAAGATTGTTTCAGAGGAAAACAAACCATTGCAGTGGATTCTTGTTGATGAAAGTCAGTTTTTGACAAAAGACCACGTTGAACAATTCAGAGCAATAGTTGATGACTTTGGAATAAATGTGCTATGTTACGGACTACGTACAGATTTCCAAACACATTTGTTTGAGGGGTCAAAACGTCTTTTTGAATTGGCTGATGATGTTGAAGAAATGAAGATTTCTTGTTCTTGCGGAAGAAAAGCGATTTTTAATGCAAGATTTAATGAAAATGGGGAACTTGTTACAAGTGGTGAACAGATTCTTATCGGTGGTGAGGACAAATACAAACCAATGTGTAGCAAATGTTACAGAGAAGAGATTGAGAAACATAATTTTGATGCAATGTTAGGTGGATTATAATAGAATAATAAGTTAAAATGAAATATTGATATGGCAAAACAAGCAATAAAAAAGGGAACAATGACAACAAAGAAAGGTGGTTTATCGGCTTTTAAAGAAAAGGTTGGTTTAAATGCTGCAAGTGGTGTTGTGACCACGACAATTAGTAATGCAAATAAACCACAATCGTGGATTTTAATGCCAAAGGCTTTCCAAGAGGCAACAAAATTGCCGGGTATTCCAGAATGTACGGTTGTTTCGGTAATCGGACATTCAAATGTTGGTAAAACAACATTGTTAAATCACGCAATTGCTTCAGCACAGAAGCAAGGTATTATTCCTGTCATTATTGACACAGAGAACTCATTCTCATTCCAATATGCACAGAATATGGGCTTTAAGGCAGAACCGATTTATGGTGATGTTGAGGTTGAGGACGTTGACCCCGAAACGGGTGAAATAACAACCCATATGGAAAATCAGATTATTCATTGGGATGGTGATTTCGTTTATTATAACAATAGATTACTTTGTGAGCGTTTCGGTGATATAGATTATGCAAAGGGAACGAGAACAAAGAACAAGAGAAAAATTGCCGTTGTTGAAGACGTTGCTGCTTGTATAAATGAATTACTTGACGCACAAGACAATGGCGAAATTGAACAAGGTTTCTTGTTTGTTTGGGATAGTATTGGTTCTATTGGGAGTTTCAAAGAGTTTAATAGTTGTGATGGCACTGGAAAGATTGGTAATCCTATGTGGACTGCTGCTGCTTTAAGTGCAGCATTTAATCTCATTGTTAATGATAGAATACCAAGTTCAAGGAAAATATCGTCAAAATACAACAATACATTCTTATATGTAAATAAGGTGTGGATGGATGCAATGACAAATCCTGTCGGTCCTGCAATTATGCAGACAAAGGGTGGAAAGTCAATGAAATATGCAACACGTCTTGAAATTTTGTTGGGTGGACAATTGACAAGTGGTATTAAGAGACTTACAGCATCTTCAAAAGGTGTGAATTACAGCTATGGTATTGAAACAAAGATTAAGGTACTTAAGAACCACCTTGATGCGCCACATAATGTTTGTTATGAGGGTAATATGATTGCTTCCGATATGGGCTTCATTGCACCTGATGACCTTGATACCTATAAGAGAGAACATATTGGTGAAATTCTTAAAGAATTGAACAAACTTGCGGAAGGTAAATTTGAAATCAACGCTTCTGACATTGAATTTAACGAAACGGAAGACGAAATTATTGAATAAAGATTTGGTCAATAGAAGAATTTGCACTATATTTGCAAACACGGAAATAAACATTTATATAAATTAACAGAAATGATTATGAAGAAAATTTTAATTTTTAGTTTGTTTGCACTCTGTATGAGTGTTATTGTTGGTTGTTCTTCTTGTAATAAAGATAACAATTTGAATGTTGAAAACATTACAAATACAGATAAGCAGTATATGTTTACCACTTATGGTGAAGATTATCGTTGGTTTGAGACGTGTATTCTTCTTTCAGATTGGCTTGATTCAGAAGATTTTGATGGTTCTATTGAAGGTGTTTCAAATGTTTTCCAAGTTGTTGCAGAAAAAGATAGCAGTTCATATGATACTTTTGTTGTTTTGGCTGCACACACAAAGGATGCTGCAACCTATGATGTAAAGAAGGGTTTTTGGATTGAGGATTTTCCGTTGATTGGTGATAGTATCAAATTGACTTATAATGAAGCATTTGAACGTGTAATGGAAACAAATTCACCAAAGCCACATACAAAGAATTGTGTATTACGCAAGCCTGTCGGTCCTGTTGAATGCAACCCTCAATATGTGTTTGGTAACATTCGTGAACAACTTTGGGTTGATGCTGTAACGGGTGACGTAAAGAATAGCAATCCTGCCTTTCCAGAAGAGGAAGGTTTCAAAATGCCACTTGGCGAATGGCCTTAATAATGTGATTTAGACAAATAAAGTTCATCGTGTAAGACCTAACTTACTAAGAACCTTGGATTGTCCTACCAGGAGAAAAAACAGGTAAAGTTTGACGGGTAGTGCTGTGAACATTAGTCGGTAAGGCAAGATGAACTTTATTATTTTTTTATATATAAATGTAAAATATTAAAAAGAGTTATGAAAGTTCAATTAGTTAATGTAGCGGAGTACGAAATTAAGGATGGAAAAACAACAGAAATTCCTTTTAGTACATTTGTAAATTTGTGTGGAAACGTTGGTAGTGGCGGTGACCCTGTTTTACCAAGAGTTCGTTTGTTCAAGAGTCTCGATGAATTTAAGAATTTGTCTAATGAAGAAATGGAAAGTCTCGAACAGGAGGAGAGCGTAAAGGTTTTAGCCAACGGCCAGTTTCTTGTGTTTCTTAAAGGACGGAATAAAGAAAAGAACGTTAAAGCAGTTAAGAGTAATGCCACAACCAATACCGAAGAGAATAAAGGAGAATAAACCAGAATTGTGTCAAAAAACCTTTAACACACTTTTGATTGATGGTTCTAATGTTTTGGAATTATCCTCACTTGGTGACAATACCGTTTCAAGTAGCGGTATGCCCATTGGTGGTGTGTTTCAATTTCTTCTTCAAATGAAAATGTTACTTCAAAAAGGTAATTTTCGTTATGTGTATGTATTTTGGGATGGCAAAAATAGTGGTCAATTGAGATTTAATCTAAATAGAGAATACAAGGCAAATCGTGACAAGGATTTTGACGAGGGTGAACTTTCTGATTATATGAAAGAGGTTAATAGTCGAATAAATTATATGTATGACCGATTTGTAAAGAAAGAAGACCCAATCAAGCTTCAAGAAAAACAGAAACATAAGGAGATATTTTATTGGCAACGAGACATTATAATGGAAATGTTGGAGGAGTTGTTTGTAAGACAATGCGTGTGTGATGAAACTGAAGCAGATGATTTTATTGGCTATTATGTTTCGCATAAAAAACCAAATGAGAAAATTGTAATTGTATCAAATGATAGGGATTTAACCCAACTTATTGCCGAAGACGTAATTGTTTATGTTCAGTCAATGAAAGGGTTTGTTAATACAAAGAACCATACAGATGTTATGGGATATAATTATCAGAATGTTGTTCTTAAAAAGATGCTTTGCGGTGATTCTTCCGACAATATTAAAGGCATTAAAGGTCTTGGTGAAAAAACGTTGTTTACAAACTTTGAAGAGATAAAGAAAAGAAAGGTTACATTAGAAGAAGTAATAGAAAAAGCCAAGAAAATTAATGAGGAACGTGTTTTAAAGAAGAAAAAACCGCTAAAATGGGCAGAAAATATTGTAAATAGAATAACAGATGGATGCCAAGGGGAAAAAATATATGAAATTAATGAAAAAATCATTGATTTGAAAAATCCGTTAATGTCAAATGAAGCAAAAGAGTTATTGGAAAGCATAATGTATGCACCAATAGACCCAACAGACAGAAATATGGAAAACCTATACAATATTATTATTAAGTATGACATTGATAAGCTGAAAGACCCGACCACATTTGGCAACTTTTTTTCTGAATTTATGTATTTAATCGACAAAGAGAAGAAAAATTTACAAGTTTGATTTGGTTATTATAAATTTTTGTATTATATTTGCAAGTGTAGATGAGAAATTTTTAGTTTTATTATTAACTTAAAAAAATTATTTTAAATGGAAGAAAAAATTAAGAAAGAGAGCAAATTCGTTGATAATGTTGCCTATAAGAGCAAGTTTCAGTTTCTTATATGGGTTAATGACAATGTAATTTGTCAACGTTATTTCAAAATTAACGGTTTTAATGAAGAATCTGTTTACACAGAAGAGTTTAGTAATTGTATGAACGGAATTGTCCGTTCAATTCAAGAGGATTTGGAAAGTAAGAGCCGTATTTTTATGTGGTACACCAACATGACAGAACCAATGAAAATGCAAGGCTTTATCACAAATGAGGAACTTGAAAAGTATGGTAGTTCGTTCCTCAATTTAATCACTGACAGCAGCGTTCAAGGCAAAATTAAGGCCCCTGATGGTAAAATTATCAACAAGGAGTATATTCAGTATATTGTTGATGCCACGAATGAATATGGCGAGATTGAGAAGCCAAAGGATGGTGAGTTTATTTTCAAATTCTCGTTCTTGATTGATGATGTACCGGTCTTTGAGAAGATTTGGGACGGAAATGTTTATCCTAAGTTTGTGCGTAATGGTGTTGATTTGACAAACAATTATGCTTTTTATGATGATAAGGATACTTCTGCTTTGAGTTTCGGTGCTGCAATTATTCGTTATATGCAGAAGGGTAAAGTTAATCTTATAAGCGATTTTATTCGTAGAATTTGTGATACGTTGAGTAATACTTTCAGTGAAAAGTATGAATATACTAAGGAAATGGGTGTTTATAAGAACAATAATAAGATTGACGAGGAAAAATATAAGGCAGCAGTTGCATATTATGGTGTTATTAAACCGGTTGTAACAGGACACACCGATATTAAGGAAAAAACAAAGAAATATGATTATCTTTCAGCGTTTGAAAGATATAAACAATCTTGGAGAAAAGCAGAGCGCAAGAAAACACAAGAATATTTTGATACTTTATATCCTTCAAACCGCCAGATTGAATATATCGAAAAGCATTATTAAGTTTTTAGGAAACAACTCATTTTAGTGCCGTTTGAGGACAACTTGAACGGCATTTTTGTAAAAAAATAAAAATTTTAAAGAAACGTTGAATGAGTAGAGTTAATAATATAAGGGCTGATATGGGATATCTTGGTGAAAACTATCAGTATCTTCTTGTAAAATATTTTATCGAGAATCCCAATTTTTTTATTAATTTGGCAACAATCATAGACCAAAATATGTTCACTGACGAACATCTTCGTAGAATAGTTGGTATGATGAAAGACAGATATACAAAAAATGGTTTATGCCCAAATTATAATGATATTGAGTTGCTGATAAGAACAACGGTTAGTGATAAAATTACTGTTGATATAATGATTGAGAAAATAAATTCATTAAAGAACAGAAATTTTGATATTGATGTTGAATTATTGACAACCAATGCAGAGAAGTTTTTTAAACAACAAAATCTTGCCAAAGCAATCAATCAATGCACTGAAATATTGAAAAGAGGTAATGCCGACAATTATTTCAACATGGAGGAATTGATAAAAAAAGCATTGGATGTGAATATGTCCACAAAGTTGGGATTTAGGTTGTTTGATACGTTGGAAGAAGATTTAAAAGAGGATTACAGATGTGCAATTCCGACTGGTGCTGATAAACTTGATGAGAGTTTGTTTGGTGGTTTAGGGAAGGGTGAATTGGGAATTATTGTTTCTCCTATGGGTGTTGGTAAAACGAGTGCAACAACTGGTTTTTGTGCAAATGCAGCAACAACTAAGACTTCAGATAATGGTGAAAAGGGGTACAAAGTTCTGCATTTCTTCTTTGAGGACACAGAAGTGGCGATAAGGAGAAAATATTATGGTTATGTGACTGATATTGATGCTTGTGACTTGTCAGACCCACTTAATAAGCCAATTGCACTTAGAATACTCAAGGACAATGACAATGAATTAAGAAACATGTTGGCACAGAATGTTGTTTGTCAACGTTTAACAACGGGTGAATATTCTGCAAGTGACATTAAATACTTAATACAACAATATATTAGTAAGGGATTTATTCCTGATTTAATTGTAATTGATTATTTTGAATGTCTTAAACCAGAAAAGAATATTGATGGTAACAACGAATCAGAATGGACAAGGGAAGGTATAACAATGCGTAAATTGGAAAGCATAGCCAAGGAATTTAATGTTGCCTTGTGGGTTCCAGTACAAAGTACAAAGGATGCAATAAATCAAGAATATGTTGGTTTGGGACAAGCTGGCGGTAGTGTTAAAAAGACACAAATAGGACATGTTGTTATTCAGTTAGCACAGACACCGCAGCAGAAAGAAGACCATAAGATGAACATCTTCATTGGTAAATTACGTGCGGTTAAGATTGGAAGAACTTCATTTCCAAATGTGTTGTTTAACAATGGTACGTGCAAGTTTGATATGTCAGAAATTGATTCAATAGACAACGAGCCACTTGGGAATACACAGAATGGTGCTGTAAATAGTGCCTACGTGAGAACAGCTAATAAAATAGCCAAAGATACAAAATAATTAAGGGTTAAATAGTATATAATATGTGTTTTGCTGATAAATTTTTTTAAAAAAATTTTTGCCTTTTGTTTCAGGGGTTTTGAGGTTTTTTACATAAAAAACACATCCTTTTTGGAAGAGGTAAGATACATATTATATACAATAATTTTTAATAACAAATAATGAACTTATGAATGTAAGAAAAAGTGAAGGTTGGCTTCAAGAATTTGATTCTGAAAAGG